TCAAGAAGGAGAAGCCACTGGCGGGGAGCGCGGGGTGATGGGACCTAAGCACTGGCTCGGCTTCGTGGTCATGATCGTCGGGCTGCTGCTCGGGATGGAGATGGAGTGATGGAGAGAGAACCCAAACACCACTATCTGACAGCGGGAGAGATCGTCCAAGAAGGCGACGAGGTGGATGCGTGCTACAACCCCATGACGGATGACCCGGTGTGGAAGCGCGCCCTCTGTATTGGACAACCCGCACCGGATCCTCAGTTCCCTGCGCATCGAGTCTACCGCCGCCTTATTAAGAAGGAAGGTGAGTGATGCAGCTCAAAGAGATGCAAGAAGCGGTCAGCAAAGCAAAGGCCACGATTTACCGCGCTAACACCATGGTGCAGATCATGGCCAGACTCTGTGCTGGACGGCTGCGCTCGAGCAATGCAGACTCGTGGATCCTGAGGAGATTGAAGCGCGAGCTGCGCGGCTTCAACATCACTACCGGCTGCTGGAAGGACGAGTGAGCGATGCCGACTGAACGCTGCACCTGTCCACACCCCTCGCCGCTCACCGGGACCTACACCTCGCCGGTCTGCGTGCGCTGCAACAAACCGATCCGGCGTGAACTCACGAAGGACGATCCCCCGGTCAACCCGTTCGAGCTGCTGCGCGCGGCGGGGTTCGAGACGACAGCGCAGGAGTTGTACGACAAGGTGAAGGCGCTCTTGAAGCTCACACAGCGCGTGGATGAGGCAGAGGATTGCTTCTGCTTCTACTGTGAACATTCCAAGTGCGAGCCAACCACCGAGTGCCCCATCACCCAGGTGAAAGATCTCCTCGAGCGCGGGACCTGGGGAGGCCGCAAATGAAAGCTCCCCGGGCTAGGGCCGGGGAGCCTCCGAGGACTGTGGGCCTTTTCAGCCCTGGCGCATGGGACACCTCCGCACTCGAGTGCAGTGCCTCAAGGTCTTCAGTCTACCCTAGAACGTGAGAGGAGTCAAGAGATGCCCTGGGCCAAAGTCAAGCCGGTCTACCAGCCTGAGGTCACGGAGCTGTGCTACCGTCCCTACGAGGATCACCCTCACGGCTGTCCCAACTTCAACAAGAAGCCCGGGTGCCCGCCCAAGGCTGTGCCGATCTTCCAGACACTGGATCCTGCGCGCTCGATCTGGGCGGTGTGGAATGTGTTTGACCTCGCTGGCCACGTCGAGCGCCTGAGGGCCAAGCATCCAGACTGGAGCCTGCGTCAGCTCAGATGCTGCCTCTACTGGCAGCGTGGCGCTCGCAGAGATCTCGCCCTGCAGTGCCTGGAACTGCTCGCTGAGACCGGGGAGGCCCTGGTCATTCGCGCATGCCCCGAGGCGCAGGGTGTCAACGTCACTGAGACCATGAAGCAGCTCGGCATCACGCTCGAGTGGCCTCCTCAGACCGTCACCTATCAGGTGGCGCTGATGGGCTCGCTGTACGTGCCGGACGACTGGGAACTTTGAGATCTGAGATCTATGCGTTGCACGCACAATCCCCATCCCTTCCATGTAGTATGCGTGGAGTACATAGTCGATATGGACGCGATGTGTCCCGATCATGTGTCCCGTACACATCGTTTTCGCAACAGGCTGTACGCACGTAGGTTAATGTGACCGCGATGTGTCCGAGTTCCTGTCGTGGTATTTTCAAGGTGGAATACTGGCGCAACCCGTCAGTGGAGAGCCTCTTGGGTTTGAGCGTTTTGAGAAATATACCTTCCCGAAGTGTACGGCGATGTGTCCGACGTGTCCCGGTTTTGCGCAACTCTAAGCACAGTAAGGGGTTCGATACGGACAACGATACGGACAGCGATACGGACACACATTCCCGGTATAACTGGTGTAAGCCCAATGTGGAGCGGCTGTTGGGCTGGTTTGCGATATGGACAGCTCCCACCCCCCCTACGGGGGGGAGGGGGTGTGTGACACCCCCACCCCTCCCTCAGTCGGGGATAGTCGACGGCTTTATTTTCAGAAAAGGGACAGAAAGCGATGGCTAGAAAATCCCCCACGATGAGAACGCTTGAGGCGCTGAGATCTCGCGGCATGCAGGCTGGGATCTGTGAGCGATGGCTTCCCCACGTCAGCCGGGGAGATGGTGGCTTCGGCATCAGGCGAGATCTCTTCGGGTGGATCGATGTCATCGCCATTGATCCCGCTCGTGGCGTGGGGGGCGTCCAGAGCACAGGAACAGCCTTCTCTGAGCACTGGCGGAAGCTCACCGAGGAGAGAGCCACCCAGATCAGGGCTTGGCTCGAGGCGGGTGCCTGGGGCGAGCTGTGGGGATGGCGCAAGCTCAAGGGGGTCTGGGCTCCGAGGATAGCCGTGCTCAGCCTGGACGATTTTGGGGACATTTGGTCTTGACCCACCACATGTTGCGCCGATACTCTATATAGGGCATGGAGATCGCAGATGCCAGAGCGAGCGCCAGAAGGGTTCAACCCAGACCTCGACACCGGGGACTTCGATCCGGTCGAGGAGCTTGAGATCGAGGAAGCCCTGGCCGAGACGCCAGAGGGCAATCGCAAGTTCAAGCGTCTGGTGCTGACAGAGCAGATCAAGCGCAGGAAGTTCTGTCGGCGGGCGACGGGGAGCTTCCATGGCAGGACTACGATCTTGGAGCGCAAGGTCTTCGCCTGGAAGTATCAGCTCGCCGGGATCATCGGGACCTGTGTCGTGCTGATCCCGATGATCGGATACCTGCTGGTCAAGGTACTCAACTGGTGAGCGGGAGGAACGAGACGGGTGGCACCACACGCGACTTGGGGGGCTACGGACTCACCGTTCAAGAACGCAAGTTCGTGGGGATCTACGTCGGGAACGGCTACAATGCCACCGGGGCGTATGAGACAATGCACCCCCGCTGCAAGAAGAGCACCGCACACATCGAGGGTCTCAGGATCAGGAAGAGGTTGCGCGTTGACGCAGCGATCAGGGACCTCGCGGGGCGAGAGATGAAGAAGATCGATGTCACCGCTGAGCGCACCATGCAGGAGATAGCCTGCATTGCCTTCTTGGATCCGTGCGACTATATCAACGACGACGGGTCCATGAAGCTGATCCACGAGATCCCTGAAGAGGCGAGGCGTGCGATCTCCGGTCTGGACATCTCTGAGATCTGGGAAGGACCGAGGGGCGAGCGCGAGGTGGTCGGCCACATGAAGAAGATCGGCATCACCAGCAAGACCAAGGCGCTGGAGCTGCTGGTCCGCATCCAAGGGATGATCACCGAGAAGCACGAGCACGGTGTGACTGACGACCTCGCTGCGATGCTGGCCAAGGCACGGAAGCGCAAGCGCACCACCGTCGAGGAAGTCACGATGGAGGATCTCTTCGAGTGACTGTCACTGAAGAGCTTGCCGCAACTCTCGCGGAGTTCTACGACGATCCCGTCGGCTTCGTCCAGTGGGCCTTCCCTTGGGGGGAGGAAGGCACTGCGCTGGAGAGCGGACCCGATGGTGAAGCCCCCGGCCCCAGGAAGTGGCAGCTCGACTTCCTGCGTGAGTGGGGCGAGGAGATCAAGGCACGAGACTTCACGGGTGTTGCTCCCGTCAACCCGATTCAGATAGCCAGGGCATCGGGTCACGGGATCGGGAAGTCAGCACTCAGTGCCTGGATCATTCTCTTCCTGATCAACACGAGAGCACACTGCAAGGGCGTGGTCACCGCCAACACCAATGACCAGCTCCGCACGAAGACCTGGGGTGAACTAGCCAAGTGGCACAACCTCTCGGTGACGAAGAAGCTCTTCACGTACCGCAACGTCAAGGGTGGCATGTGCATCTTCAATAACCAGCACCCCGACACTTGGCGAGTCGATGCGCTGACTTGTCGTGAGGAGAACAGTGAAGCGTTCGCGGGGCTGCACGCTGCGAACTCCACACCGTTCTATCTCTTCGATGAAGCATCCAACATCCCCGAGAAGATCTGGGAGGTGGCGCATGGTGGACTCACGGACGGTGAGCCCATGTGGTTTGTATTTGGAAACCCCACCCGCAACAGTGGCTCTTTCCGCCAGTGCTTCGGAAGGAACCGTCACCTCTGGCGTACAGATCAGATCGACAGCCGCGCAGTCGCAGGAACCAACAAGGAACTGTTCGAGAGATGGGCCGAGGCTTACGGAGAAGACTCCGACTTCTTCCGCGTGCGAGTGAAGGGTGCCTTCCCCCGCGCTGCCGTGCGACAGCTCATCCCCGAGAACCTCGTCGATGCCGCACAGGGCAAGCACCTCGAGAAGAGTCAGTACTTCTTCGCTCCTCGCGTCCTTGGCGTAGACGTTGCACGCTATGGCGACGACAAGTGTACCGTCTACCTCCGTCAGGGTCTGGCCTCCACCAAGCTGAGCGATCATCGCGGCATCGACACGATGCACCTCGCCGGTCTCGTGGCTCAGTACGAAGATCGTTTCGCCACCGTGGCCACCTTCGTGGATGAGACCGGCCTGGGCGCTGGAGTGATCGATAGACTCCGTCAGCTCGGACGTGATCCGATCCCGGTGAACTTCGCTGCAGCATCGAACCGGCCTGAGTGCAAGAACAAGCGAGCACAGATCTGGTGTGACCTCAGAGACTGGTTGAAGGCCGGGGGAGCCATCCCCGACGATCAGGAGCTGCGTGACGATCTGGTGAATCAGGAGTTCTTCTTCGACGCGAAGAACAAGATCCAACTCGTCAAGAAGGAAGACATGAAGAAGCTGGGCCTCGCCTCGCCGGACGATGGCGACGGTGTTGCGCTCACGTTTGCTGAAGAGGTCTACCAGCCCACTGAGAAGGAAGAGTTCGTCGGGACGAAGAACGAGTTCGCGAAGACAGAGTACAACGTCTTCGGTTAGGAGATGTGCTCATGGGTTTACTCAAGAAGATAGGCAGCGCCATCGGTCGAGTCGTCAGGACTCTGATCGGTCCTCCCCCCGAGATCCGTCTGCCCAAGCCTCCGCCGCTGCCTGAACAGGCGATGTTCGCTCGCACGGATCGCCGCTTCCGCAAGCGCAGGACGGGCACTCGCGGCACACTGCTCACCGGGCCGCTGGGTCTGACCGGCGGGACCACTACGGGGGTGGATCGACTCACCCTACTGGGGCAGTAGCCATGCCTATCTTCGGTGACCTTTTCAACAAGATAGCCAACCGGAAAGCCCCGAAGCCGGGGCAGCAACGGGCGAGCTTCCTGTCGGGCTTCTTCGGTGGACGCTCGCGCACGTCGCGGGGCGGGGTCCGCACCACGCTGCTCACCGGGCCGCTGGGTCTCGTGGGTGG